GACGTGGGTTCCACTGTTTGTCTTTATTTCTTTTAAGACGCTCCTGTTCAGTTTTAATCGGAGCAAGAAGAAGTTCCATTCCAACATGCCCTGCTTCAATATCCGCTTGATAAGTTCTGCCTTCAAAGCTTTTCTTCCCTATATCATAAATTGAAAGACTTGGCATATCCCAATGATCGCCAAGGTGAATGATTACATCTGGTTTCTTATCTGCTGCATACTTGCCAACCCATTCCAGATGCTCAAGAGATACTCCGGGTTTGCATTGTGTATCAGGAATAACTAAGTGTCTCATTGGTCTGTTAGGTTCTCTTTAATATAGGTAGCCAGAGGGTCATTGAATTGTTCATTGAATTTTGCTTCAATGTCATACCCATAGACATGGCCTACGAAGCGAGCAAAAGCACGAACAACATCAGGCCATCGTTCATCACCATCAAAGGTGGCATACTCTGTCAGAATAAGATCAGGATAGGAGCGATGCTCTATATCACAGTGGTGTCCTTTTGTTTCTACATGAAACATGTAACGTGTCTTATCATTGTCCATATTAGTCCTTAATGTTTGGGAACTGTTGTTTAATAATCTCACGACATTCTTCTGCAATGAGGCGATGTTCTTTCTGTGTTGCTTTATCACAACGAATGTCAATGTAATGAAGCCAGCTACGAAGCGTACCATTCATGTACATTGTGCTTTCTGTTAAGCCTTCTGGCAGCACCTTACGTGCAACCTCTTTAGCAATACCTTTGTTTAACGCAAGTCGATACAAAACAGAAGCATCATTAATCATACATTCCTGTGCTTGCTTCCACCAGTATTGTGTTAATTCATCGGTTATTTCAATGCTATTCTGCCTATTCTTTTCATCTTGAAGACGAGCCTCTGATGTAGTGAAAGAATTGGCAATGGCATACCGCTGACTAAACTCTTGAAAGCTAAAGCTTCTGTGTCTTAATATTTGTCTAGCAATGTCACGTGTTGTGACAATCTCCATGCAAACATTGACCATCTCAAAGGGACTCCAATGCTTATTATCTATCAAGTATTTAATAAGCTTAGGAGCAGTGGCTGTGTTGTTCTTATTATCTGGATTCGACACACGAGCCATCTCTGCAATGAGAGCTTCACCGTTAGGGGTTGCCCATACAAGCCTAACTCCCACTGGCTTCCTCTGGTACTGCTAATGACTGACCCTGTGCTACTGCTTCCTTCAGCAAAGCAACTAAGCCAAACCGAAGCAGGGCTTCTTTGCCTTCCTTGTCTGCTTCAAAGGTGCAGTCTGCTGAGCCATCTTCATTCTCGTTAAACTTCATAACTTCTATCTTCATGTTTCAAAACTCCTTACTATATGAGGGTCACCATAACTACCGATAACAGGAAATACTTCTGCTTTGTTAACACGAGCCTCAATGCGTTCGTCAGCATCTTTGAAAGAGTTAACCATGAAGTCTCCTGCTGCTTCCTTAATTACGTTCTTGGCTTCTTCTTTAGTACGTGCTAAGACGCACTGTAAGCCACCATACTCGCTGCTTGGGAAGGGAACCCAATAACCAACAAGATACATATACCACTGTTCATTAGTGCTTGACTCTACTTTCTTTGGTCTGCCCATTATCTTTCCTTTGTAACTTCTCTAAAGCTGTCTTCTCTACATGGCAGGGCTTACATAACACCTGTAAGTTTTCTTTCTCACAGAACAACCTACTGATGTATGTTTCCCAATCAACGAAGCCTGTCTGTGGACTAACAACAGGGAAGATGTGGTCAACCTGTACATCCTTGGCAACAAAATGATTGGAGCAACTAGCGCAAGCGTAGTGCATAGCCATCTTGTTTGTCTTCTTGTTAACCTGTCTTCCAATGTAGGCATCCTTCAAAGCCTTAAACTTTGGAGGCCACCTACGTGTTGCTGTCCTCAAGGCTGAAACAACAAAGCTTCTAAACCTTGCTGCTGTCCACTCTCCATCGTTATACTTTAGTTCTGTACCACTGACAGAGGAGGTTGGCAAAACCCTCGACTTCTTTCTCGTCATGGCCTACCTCTCCCATTGTGAATTTAATTGCATGTACAAGCTCGTGAAAGAATGTAGCCCTTGTTGCTTGTTCGTTCATGTTAGATCGAATAAGTATTTCATATTTACCCGGGTCACATGTACCAAAATCCTGGAACTCATCAACATAAACTACTGTCCATTCACAGCCTCCGAGCCAGAAACTGGAGGGAACCACATCTGATTTGGGAATCTTCTTAGCCATAATAAAAGTCCATTCTCTTTAAGTCTCTCTTCGCCCAGAGCCTCCAAGCAAACGGCAAGCATCTCGCTTTCTGTCTGCGCTTTGGCAAGCATCTTTGTTGCCTTCACTTCCCCTATTCCCTTGATACCCACAATGTTGTCTGCTCTGTCGCCCATCAACATCTGCTTGTAAAAGAAGCGGAGTCCTTGTTCCTCTGAGACAAAGTACTTGTCTTGCTTCACAAAATTGTAATGCCATCCTGCCACCTGATTGAAGTCTTTATCTACTGACACCATGATGCAGTCATCCTGAAGCTCTGTTGCTCTGATTGCTATCAGGTCATCAGCTTCTTCATCAATGCTCATCGTTGCGCCCCATGCGGTAACTAGGTAGTTACGTAACATCTCTAAGTGTGCTGGCTTCTCTTGTGTTCTGTTCCCTTTGTAAGGGGCAGTGACAGCTATGTCTTTCCTGAAGTTTGTTTTCCCTGTGAGGAACACTTCCCAACTCTCAAGACCTAGCTGTGTCATAAGGATGTCCTCAAGAAAGTTAGCCATCGTTGTAATGGCTTGGCTTTCTGAGTCATCCTTACAAGAGAAGGCAATGCGATAGCACATCACATCACCATCTACGAGAGCAATCACAGAACTACTTCAGCTTCTTCTTCCTGTTGGACAGGAGGAGCAGCAAGCTCTTTGATACGCAAAGCAGGGTTGTCCTTACTGTGCAGCAATGAAGGGGCATTACCATGCATAGCTGACATCTTGTGTGTGTAGCTGCTGATGGTTGCTTCTGCAACAGTACCATTGCCAATCAGGTCAGGAGAGACAAGACCATTATCTTCATCAACAGCTTTGATGACATAGTTACTCTTGACGATGATGTATTTACCACGTCCATACTTGTCATCTGGTTTCTCTTTCACCTTAACACCAAGCTCTGATGTAAGGCGTGCTGCAATGGAATCACTCAGGCCACCGATACAAATCTCAAAGCGATTGTTATCTGCATTGAACTCCCGATTAGGGACTTCCATGTGCTTAGCCCAAAACAATTTACCCACTACTTTAACTTGGTTCATTCTTTTTCCTTTGTATAAAAACATTATTATAACACATTTTTCAATGTGTGTCACGCCATGTCTTGCCTATATTAAACTCACCAGTTACAGGGCAACGTAAGCCAAGAAGAACTCCTGCCTCTTGTATGCTCTGCACTGCGAGTTGTCCTACAAGCTCGCCATCTTTTTCTTTTGTTTCAATCTGCCACTCATCATGGACATTGACACAAAAGCCATACCAAACCTTAGCCTTCCTAAGTTGTTCATCTAACAAGACTAAAGCTTGTTTCATTACGATTGCTCCAGCCCCTTGCAATAGGCTATTAACTGCTGAGTGCTCGGAACGTACCCAAATCTTTCTACCATCCAGCCCCGGTACAAAGCCCTTGCTTGCATACTTGGATACGTTATTGCGTAATACCTTGAGGGCGGGAGTGTTTGAAAGAAAACTTTCGATAAGCTTCTGTCCATCACGAGCATTACCACCGACAATTTTACCAATCTTCTCTGCCCCTGCACCATAGAGAAAGGCGTAGATGAACGTCTTCGCTTCATCCCTTGTCGCAAGTCCTGCTGCCTTTTGGTTTTGCGTATGTACATCTGTGCCATCTTTTGAACTTCCTTCACAAACAGTTTTGATATAGGCATCGTCCTTCATGTAGTGAGCCAGCATTCGTAGCTCAAGGCCACTGGCATCAGCACCAACAAGGACATTGCCTTCATCCACCATCCACAACTCACGACAGTCCTCACCATAGGGGCTTCCCTTGTTGGGAACCTGTGCCATGTTGGGGCTACTGTGTGTCATCCTGCCAGTGACAGCACCATTAGTTATCACACTGCCATGCACCCTGCCTGTGTCTCTCACCTCCTCAAGCCAGCTACCAATCTGAGCTACACGCTTTTGCAGCATGAG